CAATTCTGATTGCTCCAGGCAGCGCAGCACCTAACGTGTATGTAGTTCCTGTATTCATAGAGTCTCCTAAGTCAATGGTAATATCGTGTGAATCTAAATCTAAAAAATTGGTATCTATAGTAACAGTGTTTGAGGTCATTGTTTTATCATTTCCATCATGATAGACTGTGATACCTGCTTGGCAAAGTCTTCTTCCTCTTTGATCATGTAAAGAGTGTGTTTGGTTTCGTCGTCATGTTTGTCGTACACATGGGTTTCAAGAATATGTCCACCTACACATGTGTACAATTTAAAAGTCATACTATCGGCCTGAATACAGGGATTACCGGTACCCTCATCATCTGTCCAAAAGTTATTCTTAGGTGGAACATTTATGCGGGCTCGTCGTGTCCGTTGAACTTGGCCAATTTCGTCTGCACGTTGTTGTGCTGTGAATTCAGCATCGTCCTCCCAGGCACGTTTGCATACCCTCCAGACAATTTTTCTAAACCATTTCATTTGCGATCTCCATAATTTATACCCATTCTCCTAACAGTATTGAAATTGTAAATGCAATACTCAAATATGTAAAAGAGTGTAGCAATTGATCCATGCCCATCCAAACCCAATACGCTCGGTCCTCGGTGGTCAATCTTACAACAACCCTGACTCCAACCCAGTCTATAACATAGTGTAACGCAGCATCAAGTGCAGCCAACATGACACAAGCTTGTATGCCCACAAAATGCATGAGTACCACATAGGTCAATGCACCGTGCAGTCCAGCATGTTGTAGCCCTCCGGTGCGCCCAAGATGGCCTTTGTCTTTGAACATTCTATCAGTTTGCCAACAAAAGTCGGCTAGAAAATGCTTGACAAACAGTAATGTCAATATTAACCAGATAGTCATATTAATAACGAACTACCGGACCAGGAGGCAGCGGTGGGGTTGGCAATCCAGCAGGTTGACATACAAATCTTCCGTAGATGCTGTAGTCGCGTTGGCCTAGTTCCCTGAACGCTTCATAACATGCAGCTTTATCATGATAGGTTCCCAGGTATCGCCAGTTACCGTGTTCTGTTCCGGTAACAGTGGAAATGGCCATGGTCCAAAGTAATAGTATATGTGGCATTGTTTGCTCTTTCTGTTTGATTTAACGCTGGGGATATTCTGCACTTAACACTTCGCTATATTGTGCAGCAAATTCGCTAAGTTTGGCCAAATCGTACTTGCCGCAAAATTTCAAGAATTGTGCTCCTACCATGGGCCTAGTTTGTTTTACAGCACCTTGTGCAATGGTGGTAGCAATTTTACCTTTGATATCGTCAGGTTGTGCAGTAAGATCAACTAGAGTAACATTTCTATTGTAGTCATCCAGCACACGATGTTCAATACCGTTGTGATCGGTCCACCGCTGTAGCATGAGATTGTTCCAGTTAAAACCTTTTTTATCTCTGTCCTCATATGCTTCTTGCAGGCCAACCTTGTTCTTGGAACCTTTGGTCCTAACACCTGGGTATGCACTGAACACATTGTCCGATGCATCGCCGCGCATGCATTTTTCAAACAAGATCCATGCGGGATCTGGAATCTTTTTTGGTTCTTTAGTTTTCTTGTCAACCACCAGTTTACCTCTCTTGTCCAGAATACCTTCTAGTGTATGCAGCTCGTCTGCAATACCGTTGTATTGATTCACGTTTGATGCTAGCAATTGATAAAAGTCTGTGTCGCTGCTGACAATGGTATGATGATCATTCGGATGACTTTGTATAAAGCCGGCGATAAGATCATCCGCTTCCAGTTCAGAATGTTGTAACACAGTGCAATTGGTCTTTTCAGTCAAGAATGTTTTAAGATCATCAAACGCTTCCCAAAACAGTCGGTCTTCTTCGGCTTCTGTTTCGGTTAAGGCAGCTCGAGCCACAGCACGATTCTTTTTATATGGTTCATAAAAATCTTTGCGCCATGAACGGCCTTCTAAGCAGAAGACCACATGATCGGCTTTTTGCTCGCGCCAGGCTTTGTTGACTGAACCCAATGTTACATGAATAGCAAAACCCAGTTTGTCCCATGTATCGCTTTGGCGATGGGCACTGTGTCGGGCACGAAAGAACGTGTTAGCTGTGTCTACAATTAGATATCTCATGTAGTAATATTAGCATATTATAACAATTGTGTCAAGTGCGGTAAAAGAAATTCTGCCCATTTTCTATGAGCATCCGCATCAAAATGGTAACTTGGTTTGGATTGAAATCCCGAATTGGTTAACCATTTGTAATAGGTCAAGTCAGGATCGTATGGGCCAAGATAGTTATTAAACCAGTCAGCTGGCGACTGCCGAAAGTAATTGTAAGTATTAAAAAACAAATGTGGGATTTTAAGATCCAATAATTCGGTATGTAGCTCGTATATATCTTTATGAGCCTGTTGTTCGGCCAACTCCCAATCTAAATTAACTATATATTCTTTGTATCGCTCTTTTACAGGATCTGGCCAATCATGTCCAACTCCACCGGCATTGACTTGCCAATACACATTCTCGTGCAACCATTCTTCACGTTCCCAAGTACTCCACCCAATAATAACAGCATCTGGTGTGCCTTCGTTACGAATATATTCGCGTGTGGTTCTTATTATCCTATTGTTTGAACTGGCTGATTCTGCATCGCAATGCAAAACAGCAGATAACTCATTGGCAATATTGCAGCCATAACTGACTTTTAGATTGTCTGGGTGCGACTGCCTGCCAAGCCCGTGATATAACCTGTCGTCTTTGGCAAAGCAGTAATCATTGACAGCTTCTGCGCCTGCGCTATGGCTATCACCGTTTACATATAGTATTGTCACGATACTTCGGTCCTTCCGCCGCCTAGATCCCGGCGATCCACCATTCTGGGTCTTGACTCAACTGGTTGATTGGCTTCCCATTGTTCATAATTTTCTGCAATGATGTTTTTACACACAGTTTGAAACCAACGATCCACAATATCTGCATCGGTATCATCTTTTTTCATTTGGAATCCGGCCTTGACCAATCTGGCAACAAACACATCGTTCCAGTCCAACTCAAACGCACCGTTGCCCACATCATCGGGGTCTAACTCCACACTAATCACATTCACATATGGTTCCTTGGCTTCAGTGGCCAGTTCCTTGGCTGTCTTTGCCTTGGGCTTGACTATTTTTGGTTTTTCTTCCAAAGGTTGTTTTGTAAACTTGCGCTTTAAATAATCAAACATTGTGTTGCCCTTTAAAATAGGTCTACCGCTTCCCACGGAAGGTCTGCCTTGCCAAAATGTCCGTAGTTGGTGGTACTGCTGTAAATTGGTCTAAATAGATCAAACCGATTGATAATGCCACGTGGTGTTAGATCCACGTTGTCTTGGATCCAGGTGGTCAATGCCGCACTATCACCATCACTTTCTACATAAAAGCTCATGGGCTTCTCAATGCCAATGGCATAACTGATTTGCACAGTGGCCCATGTTGCTTGTCCACTGGCCACAATGTTCTTGGCAAGATACCGCATCATGTAAGCTGCACTACGATCTACTTTGGTAGGATCCTTGCCAGAGAAGGCGCCACCGCCGTGTGGTGCATATCCGCCATACGTGTCAACAATGATCTTGCGCCCAGTTAGTCCGGTATCACCATCCGGACCTCCAATCACAAAACGTCCAGTTGGATTGATATAAAATTCCGTATTGGCATCAATGTATTTTTCTGGTAGCAGACTGCGGATTATAAGTTCAATGGTACTGCGTACAGTATCAATGCCAACTGATTCGCTGTGTTGAGTACTGCATACTACCTTGGTAATACGTACCGGTTTGTTGTTAGCATCGTACTCAAATGTAACTTGGCTCTTGGCATCTGGGCCAAGCCAGGCCACTAAAAGATTCTTACGTATACTAGTCAATGCTTCCACAATTCTGTGACTCCAATAAATTGCACTGGGCATGTAATTATCAGTTTCGTTGCAAGCATATCCAAACATAAGACCTTGATCTCCTGCACCAAACGTGTCTGTACCTAGTGCAATATCTGCACTTTGTGCATGCAACAGATTGGTAATCTCAACGGTCCGCCAATCAAAACCTGATTGTTCGTACCCAATGTCTTTGATAACTCGACGAACAGCACTTTCGACTTCTTCCTTGTGTAAAACACCCTTGAATTCACCTGCCACAACAACTCTGTTGGTAGTAACCAGCGTTTCGCATGCACATCTCAGTGCAGGGTTTTGTTCGCGCATTACAAGATCCAGTACTGCATCTGAGATAGCATCTGCTACCTTGTCTGGATGTCCTTCTGATACTGATTCACTGGTAAAAAGATATGTCATTTGCTTCCTTGAAAAATTATTCTTTGCCCCATTTGATCTTGAGCCAAATTCGTTCGTGTATGTAATAGTCTACGCTTAACAACAGATGTAACACCGTGGCAAATCCTGCTGCAGATCCGAAGTCTCCAGTGAACAGGTATGTCCAGAAGATAGTAAACAGCCAGGCAGTTAGCCTGTAAGTAAGCATTCGTACTACGGTTCTTTTTCGTGTTTCTGTCATTAGGTCCCCCATTCATTTTTAAATAGTGGTACTTGCAATCTATCACTATATCTTAGGCCATGTTGCATGGCCAATTCTGCCACTCTGCGATTGTTTAGACTGTACACACTCTCAACACCACCAACAGGCATTAGATACACAGGACCTGTGAATCCCGCTTGTCTATAGGCCTGCACAGTCCATACAGCTTCTTCAACATCGGCCTCTGTGGCTACTACCAATTTGAGATAGGTATGTCCGTATTTTTCATAATTGCACACAATATCAGGCCGAATAGCTTCGTCTCTACTTTCTCCCGAGCAACTTAGCTTGGTACTGACACTAAAAGTCACTTCACGTTTGACGCCACTGGCAAATTCCCACTTGGTCAAATACTGTGCAAACTCAGTTGACAGTTCTTGAGTACCATTTGTTTCAAATGTAATCTCTTTGAGCGTGGCCATTTCTGGTTGTTCTAGCAAGTCGGGATATGCACGTTGCCACCCCAGCAGCGGTTCACCACCTGTGATCACAAGATGTTCGTCTCTCCACTCTTTGAATGGCAAGGTCTCTACAATAGACTTGGCAATCACATCAGTATCGTATGTGGCGGAAAGATCTTTGAATCTTGGATCCCAAGACGCATAACTGTCACATCCTGTACTCACTAACGGTAGTTCGTGATAGAATTTAAAGTCTGCAACACGATCAGCAATGGCCTCTACTTCAGTGCTGGCCTGACCAGCAGGCATACCAAAGCCGGCGCATTTGAAGTTGCATCCAAATGTTCTCAAGAACACACTAGGCACACCCATATAACGGCCTTCACCTTGGATACTGTAAAACAATTCTGCTATCTTGAGTTTACTCATACAAACAAGTCCTCGTTCCATTCACGATGGCCTTCTCTAAAAGCCATGTTGCTTTGTGTTTCGCGCACTTCTACTCGGTAGCACCACAATCGTTCTGCTTCTGATTGCCCCCACATGTCAGGGATGTACACTCCATTAACATATTTGTAAAGTTGGTCAGCCAGGCCTTCGCAACCTAATCTAGGTAGTATGGTCAGCTTGGCTAGCTTGCGCCGTTCCATTTCTTTGTAGAACTCCAGCTCAGGATCATCCTCAGCTACCAGCAGGGTATGATCAAACTGGCTTTCGAGTACGCTTTTGAGTTCTTTAAGCCCACCATAATCAGCAGCCCAGTTGCGGGCATCAAGATTATTAGTACCAAAATAAAACTTCATGCTAAAACTATAACCGTGAATCAGGTTGCAATGGCTATCGGCTCGCCATTGACGGTATGCTACCGGAAAGGCATTGTGATACTCTTTGGTACTGGTAAATTTGTATTGTACTGGTTGTAGTGTCATTGTATTGCTCCTATGTGTAATAATAACATAGGCTGTAGAATTTGTAAAGCGGGATAAAGCCAGAAAGGCCGCTGTGTAGAATTATATTTATGTTTGTTTTAGTAACATATATCTATTTTGTGGATTTTTAAAACTTACAAAACTCTGTTCAATTGAGGACAGTGAAAAACCAGCATTCCATAATGGCCAGCTGTATTTAATACCTTCTTCCATAATTCTCAGATGGCGGCGGACTCGTTCTTTAAAGTCAAACTCTGGTCTTGCAGGATCTAACCAAAATTTTGTATTCATATGCCCGGTAGCTGCGTCTTG